AGTCAGGCTTTGACGAATCAGTCCACGGCTCATAGGCGCCGTAGAATCTAACCGATGCAGGCGATGGCTGACCCGGCGTGCCGGCCATCGACCACAGCATGTAGACGTCGTACTTCTGCGCCACGACCGCAGAATCTGCGGTGAAATGGATTTGCCCCTGCGCGTTCGGGAATGCGTAGGTGGCCACCCCGTCGACGTCGGTGGCGGTATATGGCGAACCGGTACTGACCGCCATTTTGGATGGCAGAATTGTGATCGTAGGGTTCGCCATATTTTTATTTTGCTTTGCTGAGGATTTCGAGGACGCCGTCTATTTCGGCGCGTGGCATCGTGGCCGGTTGCTCGGCACTCACGTCTTTGCTTCCAGCTTGATAGTTTTCATTCGCCCGCGCCGCTCGTACATCACCGTGGTGACGCCGATTTCGCGCAGCTCGTTCAGCGCGGCCGTGTAAGTCGCACGGTCGACCTTGCCGACAGCGCCGTGCACATACGCGATGCTGCTTGTCAGGTGGTCGACCGCAATGATCCCGAGGTACGGCCGGCGCGCCTCGTAGCCGCCAGGCTCGGCGTACACGCGGATGGTCGAGGCCTTGCGGGCTATGTGCAGGTGGGTCATCGCGGCCCCTGGTTACTTCTTGGCGCGCGGCGGCTTGGCCGGCTCGCCTTCGATTGCCGATTCGGCATCGCCGAAGGCGCCCAACTCGGTGGCTGCGGCTTCCAGTTCGGGCGGGCACTCATCGCCAGGCTGATACTCGATGGGGTAGATTTCGCCGTCAGGGACGCCGAGAAATGGTTTTACCAGTTGCATTGGATTCTCCAATTAAAAAGGGCCCGACTTGCGTCAGGCCCTTCCCGTTACGCCACTATTACGCGGCAGCGATCTTCATAAACTTCATGCACTCGGGGTTTTCCAGGCCACCGCCGACGCGCTTCGTGGTGTAGAACATCACGTAGGGCTTCTTGGTGTACGGGTCGCGCAGCACGCGCACGCCGACGCGATCGAGAATCTTGTAAGCGCGCTTGAAGTCGCCGAAGGCCACCGCCAGGGAATTCGCGGCCACACCAGGCATGTCCGGAATATCGGCGATCGCATATCCGGCCAAGGTCGATGGTTGTCCGGCCTGCAGCGATGGCTGCCACAGGTAGTTGCCGTCCGAATCCTTCAGCTTGCGGATCTTCAGCATCGTGTTGCGGTTCATCGCGAACTTCGCATTACCGGTAAAGGTTTCCGGCAGGGCATATACCAAGTCCAGCACGCCGTCACCTGTGATGGCGCCCGCAGCACCAGAAAGGACAACTTCGATGCCGCCCAGCGGATGCAGATTGGTGCCGCCCGTGGCATAGGTCAGCAGGCCGCGTGGCTTCTTGGTGCCGTCGCCGGAGACGAAGGCCTTGCCTTCCTGGTAGGCGAATTCGACGTCGACCTCGCCGGCGAGCCACGACTCGATGTCGATTTCGCTGTCGTCCAGCATTTGCTGCGTGGCCGACGGATTGGCGTAGAGCTCGCCCCAGCTGTAACCCTGCTCTTTCAGCTTGGGGGTTTCGGTTTCCGGACGCTCATCGGTCTCGCCCACCCAGCCGGAAGTGGTGCCGCGCAGATTGACCAGCTTTTTATAGCCAGTGCCACCCACGGTTTGTACCGAGCAAAGTGCGCGCATCGGCGAGACGATGAGCAGTTTGTCGGTGATGGTGCGGTCCCACTCGACTGGCGAGGTGTAGCCGCCATCTTCGGCTGCGCCTTTGTTCAGTGCAGCCTGGACATCGCCGCGACGCATGTGCGCCTGGAACGATTCGCTGTATTCCTTGTCCTTGACCTGACGCGCACCACTGGCGCCATTCATTTCCATGGCCGCCATTTTGATGGTGGCCGCGTCGACGGCGGCCTGCAGATCGGAGATATGCTCGTTGATCTGGTCGACCTTCAGGGCCTGCAGCGCATCTGACTGCCCTTTTTTCAGGGCTACCACTTGCTGGTTGTGCTCGTCCTTGAAGGTGGAAAACGCCTGATTGAGTTGAGCGACCAGCGCCTTGACGTCGCCTTCAGCGCGCACGCCGCTGACGATGCCGCGCGGCGGTTGTTTTGTTGCGACTGCCAGCGCTGCAGCTTTCGCCAGCATGACACGATTCGTTTTCATTGGTTCATCCTTGCATTGTATTCAGTAGGGATTGAAGCGAGGCTTCAACTTCGGTGTCGCTGCCAGCGCCCGGCGTGGCATCAGGTCCAGCGGCAGCGCCCGGCTTGCCGTTGAAAAGTGCGTTGAGCGTCTCGCGGCGTGCGGCCCGGCTCAGTCCGGATTTCGCGAGCGAGGACTCGACGGTGGCCAGCACCTTCATTTGCTGCGCGGCCTTGGTGTCCTTGGTGATCGCTGCGCGGTCAAGCTTGCCGGTGGCAAAGCCCTTCGCAACCGCATCGTTTGCGCCGATGTACGTTTCCTTGTCCATCATCGTTTCGATCTCGGACGGCTTGATGCCGGTGCGCGCCGCATAGAGGTCGCGCATCGCGAAGTCGAATGGTTCGAGGTAGGCCGATGCCTCGGCCATGTCGTGCCGATTACCGGCCGAGACGACCCAGGCGTTATGGATCATCAAGTGCGATCCTTCGCCCATGTTGATCTCATCGCCGGCCATGGCGATCACCGATGCGGCCGAGGCAGCGATGCCCATGACGTTGATCGTGACTTTCGCCGAGTGGCCGCGCAACAGGTTGTAGATCGCGACCCCCTCAAAGAAGTCACCGCCTGGAGAATTCAGGTTGACCACCACGTCTTGGTCGCCGATGCTGCGCAGCGCGGCGCCGATCCGGCGCGCTGTTACGCCCTCACCATCCCAGGTCTGGCCGATGGGTGCGTACATGCTGATGGTCTGAGCACCCGCATCGGCTGCGGCGCGCACGCCTGGCTCCCAGGCATCCAGTGCATCCTGGCGTAAATCGAACTGCGCGGCGGCCATGCGGGCGTCAGCCCTGATTTCAGGTAGTTTCAGCAGGGACATTCGTTTTCCTTGTGAGGGTGCTTTGAAGCGAGTCGGCAGCAGGGTCGTTGGATTTCGGGAGGTCCAGGCGGTCGCGCACTTCGTTAGGTTTCATGAAGGGGGCGCTTCCGCCGGAGCCGAGGGCCTTGGCGAAGAAGTCCGACTGATCCTTCAAAGTGCCGCGCAGCAGGGCATGCTCGTTGACCTTGAAGTAGTACAACTCGCGCTCCTTTTCCGTCAGGAGCTTCAGCGCGAACTCGTCTTCCCATATGTTGAACCAGTGTTGGAGTCCGTATTGAACAAAGAAGATGCCGAGCTGCTCGATTCCAGAGCCCCAAGACGTGTCATCCATCATCAGCAGTGGACGCGGCACGCCGAACGCGCGTGCAATCTCTTCGATCTGATGGTCTCGACTTCCTCCAAGCTCCGAATCTCGTGCGGAATTCGCCCACTTCTCGGCCGTGATGCCATCCTCCAGAACCATCCATTTATGGGCGTTATTTACGCCAGCGTTGCTGGCTTCAAGGCTTTCACGAATGTTTTTTATCTGTTGCTCGTCCAGCTTTTTCGGGTAGATCAGCGCGCCACCAGCCATCACGCCGTTCTTAAAGATGCGAGCTGCAGCTTTCTGCGCCTGCAGTGCCAACCCGATCGCTTCTCTTGCTTTTTTCACACGAGACAGACCAATCAAGCCATGCTCATCGTCGGCCAAGTCGGCCAGGTGCAGGACGTCGCGCGCTGCCAGCGTGATCATGCCTCCGTCAGGGCGCCGGTACTCGTACTGAACGGTGAAGTCGTCGTTAAGCTTCGGAGTCACCCTCTTCGGGTCCAGCGGAATGAGCCGCACTGGGGTTTTGCCGCGCCAGATGATGCGAGCATAGGCATTGCCATGCAGGAGAGCGCGCAACTGCATGGTGCTCTTGAATTTGTATGGGCCCTGGTATTCGTTTGGCTGGCTCTTTACCAGGCGGTAGGCCGGATGCTCCGTTGCGTAGGCCTTTTCATCGCCTCGGGCTGTCAAATTCATGGGCAACATACCCATAGATTCCGAGATTATGCTGACGCAGCGCAGGAGTGCCATGTTTTCCAGCGCCGTCGACGCCGTTACGTACTCACCGCTGGCAGTTTCGTTACCACGCATGAAGGCCGGCAGGTCGGCGCTGGTCAAGGCAGCTTGCGGCTGCCCGTAGCTCGGACGCAAACGCGTCTCCCGCCAGTGCGACGTGGCCGCGAGCGCATCGAATAATTCCATGGTGTTCCTTAAAACATGAGGATGCCGCGGTCGTTATAAGCGGATTCTGTTGACGCAGGGTTCAGCGCCATGAGCGATACCGCGTTCAGCATCGCCATCAGCGGATCGATCTTCCCGGTCCCGGACGCCTGCTTCGTGATCAGGACCGCATTCGCGCTGGCCACGATCTTGGCGTTGCTGACGCACCAGGCCATGAGCGGCTGCCCGCCGTGGACCAGAACGCCTTCGGCAAGCTTTCGCTCGGCCGTCTTGATCGGGCTCGTCAGCTTCCAGCCCTGCGTGACACCGACTATCTTTTCTTCCGGCACGCCGTTCATTTCGAGCGCGTCGAGAATGGCACCGATACCTTGAGGGTCAAGCCCAAGTTTGTCGAGCACGCCGGCCTCGTGGACCATAGCGACGTTTGCTGCGAACTGGTCAATGTCTTGGCCGATGTGCTGAACCAATGTCAGATGGCCGTCGCGCGCGAAGTCTTGGAGGCGCGGTGCAATCTCCTTCCTTCGTTCCAGCACGGATGGATGCGCCCAGGCATGCGCCCAGCCAAGCCAGCGGCGAGTTTTCTTGCAGCGGCCAATTGCGTACTGGCCCAGCAAGTCGTCCAGGCCG